ACAGTGAAGGCTTTGATATTCCGTACATGGTACAGCGTACCAATCGTGTGCTGAGCAAAGATGACACACGCAGATTCTGTTTATGGGGGCAGTTCCCCAAGCAACGTGAGTTTGAACGCTTTGGTGCGGCTAATATGACATTTGATTTGATTGGTCGTGTTCATATGGACTATATGCAACTTTATCGCAAGTATACATATGAAGAGCGACATAGTTACAGTTTGGATGCTATTTCAGAATATGAACTAGGTGAAAGTAAAACACAGTACGAAGGAACCTTAGATCAATTATATAACAAAGACTTTGCTAAATTCATCGAATACAATCGCCAAGACACAGCCTTGTTACACAAATTAGATACCAAGCTAAGATTTTTGGATCTTGCTAATGAGTTGGCGCATGATAATACTGTATTACTACAAACTACTATGGGTGCAGTGGCAGTTACCGAACAGGCCATCATCAACGAAGCACATCAACTAGGCATGGTAGTACCAAATCGTAATCGTGATGAACAGTTTGATACACAGGCCGCAGGTGCCTATGTGGCAACACCCAAGGCGGGCATGCATGATTATATCGGTGCCATTGACATCAACTCACTATATCCTTCAGCGATTCGTGCCCTAAACATGGGTCCAGAAACTATTGTAGGTCAACTGCGTCCTACAATGACTGAACACTATATCAAAGAAAAACAAACATCGGGTAGCAGTTTTGCTGACGCATGGGAAAACTTATTTGGATCGTTAGAGTATACTGCTGTGATGAATGGTGAAGTTGGCACAGAGATTACCATTGACTGGGCCAACGGCTCCAGTGATATATTAAGTGCCGCGGACTGTTGGCGACTAATATTTGACAGCAACAAGCCTTGGATATTATCAGCTAATGGCACTATCTTTAATAATGAACGCAAAGGTGTTATTCCTGGCTTGCTAGAACGTTGGTACGCTGAACGTCAAGACATGCAGGCTAAGAAGAAAGAAGCAACTACAGATGAAGACACGGCGTTCTGGGACAAGCGACAGTTGGTTAAAAAGATTAATCTTAACAGTTTGTATGGTGCTATTCTTAATCCAGGTTGTAGATTCTTTGACAAGCGCATTGGTCAATCAACTACACTTACAGGCAGGACTATTGCCCGTCACATGGATGCATACATAAACGAATGTATAACAGGTGTATATGATCACACTGGTGAAGCGATCATATATGGTGATACAGACTCATGTTACTTTAGTGCGTATCCAATGGTCAAGGCTGATGTTGAGGCAGGTAAGATGGAATGGAATAAAGACATAGCAGTGGGCTTGTATGACAGCATCGCAGATCAAGTCAATGAAAGTTTTCCAGCATTCTGCGAGCGTGCATTCCATACTCCACGTAAGCAAGGTGAACTAATCAAAGGTGGTCGTGAACTGGTAGCACTCAAAGGCCTATTCATTAAGAAGAAACGCTATGCAGTGCTGATCTATGATATGGAAGGTCATCGTTTAGATAGTCACAGTACTCCAGGCAAAGTAAAAGCCATGGGTTTAGACTTGAAGAGATCAGATACTCCAAAGGTAATCCAGGACTTCTTGAGTGACGTCTTATTATCTGTATTAACTGGCGCAGACCGTGATACTATTATTACCAAGGTACGTGACTTTAAGTTACTGTTTACAGAGCGTCCGGCTTGGGAGAAAGGCACTCCCAAACGTGTAAACAACCTAACCAAATACAGTAAAGAAGAAGAACGTCTGGGTAAAGCTAACATGCCGGGACATGTGCGTGCAGCGATGAATTGGAACAACTTAAAACGTATGATGGGTGATCAATACAGTATGAGTATCGTCGACGGTATGAAAACCGTTGTGTGTAAGTTAAAAGAAAATCCCCTGGGCTATAGCAGTGTGGGTTATCCTACAGATGAAACACACATTCCTGCGTGGTTTAAAGAGTTACCATTTGATGATGCTAGTATGGAAACTGGTATTGTAGATCAAAAGGTAGAAAACTTATTAGGTGTGTTGAAATGGCAAATCGCCGAGAACACACAGATTGCCACAACCTTTGATAATTTATTTACTTTTGAATGATGACCAAATTAAGCGAACTAGTAAGATTTAAAAACAACGTCAGAGATATCATCGATAGTTTGTCCTTAGATGACATAATATCTGAAAAATTACTTACTATAGAAAATCTACAGCATAAGTTTGACCAGTCTGAGTATGATTATGGTCAATATATAGATCAATATACAAAGATATATCAGAAATTACTCTCTGACAATAATGATATAATAGATTTCATGCATCAATCTCTGAAGGAAATCGAAGACGACATCAGGGTTCTAGGTACAACACTTTCACAGGAATCAAATGAATATTTTTTATGGGCTAACTCAGATGTGACTAGTGTCGTTCAATCCAGGATCAGTAGTTATAGTAGTTGGCAGTATCCTGGATTGCAGCTAAATTGTAGGTATTACCCAGGCTTCTCTGAGAATGAGACGAACCCTTTATCTGAATCAGAGATGAAATATGTAAGTGCTACAGACCATATTAATTCCATGGTAGCCAGTGATCCTTTATATCTAGCATCATCAAACATGTCTGATTTATATAGAATAATTTCCACGTATCCTGATGTTTATCAGCGTAGAGTTCGGCTATATGACATAACAAATTTTGATTTATCACTATTACCACAATCTCAATTTGGTTTCATACTCTGTTGGGATTTCTTAAATTATGTTTTATTTGACCGCATTGAATCCTATTTGAGACTGATGTTTAATCTATTGAGACCCGGTGGAGTATTGATGTTTAGCTACAATAATTGCAACATAGAAAGTTCTGCAGCATTAGTAGACAGCAAACAAGCATGTTGGGCAAACTCTGATCAGATGAAAAAGTTAGCTCAGAGTGTGGGGTTTGAAATTGTTGCTACGTATGATCTAGAATCTAAATATACTAGTACCCCAACTTGGACTATTCTAGATGAAACTATTCCAGATCCTCATCGTCACGATTGGAAAACAAATAGTTGGACCAGCTGGATAGAAGTTCGTCGCCCGGGAACATTAACCACAATCAAACTAGGACAGGCCATGGGCACCGTACAATCAAAATAATTTCATCAAACCCATTGCAAAACCTAAATAAACCATATAAAATATATTATCAAAGGAGAATTAAATGAGAGACCATCTATTAGACATCGTTCGTAACACGTATGGCTTGGGCATTATTGACCTAGTTAAAGTGTCAGGCACAGATTCAGAAACTAATATCGAAGCACTAGCAGAAGATCGCAGTGTTATCGTCCAGGCTAAATTAAACGGACCAGTAGCAGAATTTATTGGTACATTTGGTATGCCAAACTTAGGTAAACTAAACACTATCTTAGGTATTCCAGAATACAAAGAAAATGCTAAAATCACGTTGACTAAACAAGATCGAAATGGACAATCTGTTCCAGTAGGCTTACATTTTGAAAATGCCGCAGGTGACTTTAAAAATGATTATCGTTTTATGAGCCAAGAGATTGTCAACGACAAACTCAAAACAGTTAAGATGCGCCCAGTGACATGGCATGTAGAATTTGAACCAACAGTGGCTAATATCCAAAGACTTAAATTCCAAGCTAGTGCAAATGCAGAAGAAGCAAATTTCACTGCTAAAACTAACAACGGTAATTTAGAATTATCATTTGGCGATCATAGTAGTCACGCAGGTAATTTTGTGTTTCAAGCTGGTGTTACTGGTACATTAAGTAAAAATTGGTCATGGCCAGTTAATGCTGTATTGAGTATCTTAAACCTAGCAGGTGATAAGAAATTTAGTATCAGCGACGAGGGTGCGGCACAGATCACTGTTAACTCAGGACTTGCTACATACAACTACATCTTACCAGCACAGAGTAAGTAATGAAACCAGGGTATGATCGTTGGGCACATTTAGGTCATATCTTAGGCGAATGTTGGGTTGATTACGATCAAGATGTTACCTATGTCCATATACCTAAATGTGCTAGTAGTTTTATTAAAGGATGTTTGTTATCAACTTTAGCATTTACACGTAGTGATCAATTGGTTAAATCTAATAGATACTTGGTAGCATTACGTGATCCAATTGACCGTTGGATAAGTGGTATGGCCGAGTATGAATTTAATAGTAAGCAAACCAATATTGATTATCAACAGATAACGTTCGATGATCACACAGAAACACAGGATTATTTCATACAAGATATCGTGATCGATAAAACTGATTTCTTTATGGTCAATGATCGTTTAAGAGCAAATTTAAAAACTTGGTTTAACAAGTTTGGTTATCATGTAGATGTTGATAATATGAAACAATATAATGCCTCAGATCTAAATATAGGAAAACAACAATTAAAAATCAAATATCAAACTATCATTGACAATGATACAAAATTTGTGTTAAAATTAAAAAAACACTATGCTAATGACTATAAACTAATTAATTCATTGAGATACTATGGAACGTGATAATTTAACCAGCAAGCAACTAGACTATGCTGTATTCTTACCAGCATTGAGTGGCTTCTATGCTACCTATGTAGGCAAGCAACGTTTTCCTAATGTCGAAACTGGTGACCTATATGTAGATCCTGCACGAGTTCCGGCAGACTTTGAAAACGGTATTGAGGGTCTTAATTGGCTCAATCCAGATGCCGCTTATTTTCCATATCAATGGGCACTGTATTCGGCAGGTCACGCAGAACTTGATACAAATAAAGTCAGTCCTAAAGAAGACATGATACGTAATCGTGATCGAAGTAGATCGTTTGTATTAGGTGATAGCGGTGGGTTCCAGATTGGTAAGGGTGTATGGGAAGGTGATTGGAAGAACCCTGCATGTCCTAAGGCACAGAAAAAACGTGAGCTAGTGTTAGCATGGATGGATGCTTATATGGACTATGGTATGATCTTGGATATTCCAGCATGGGTATGTAGATCACCAGAAGGCCGCAAAGCCAGTGGTATTACTAGTTATATGGAAGCTGTAGAAGGCACATATATCAATAACGATTACTTTATGAAACACCGTACAGGTGCGTGTAAGTTCTTAAACGTATTACAAGGTGAAAATCACGCAGAAGCAGAAGATTGGTATCAACGCATGAAGAAATACTGTGATCCTAATCAATATGAACAGCCATTCAATGGTTGGGCCATGGGTGGGCAGAATATGTGCGATGTGCATCTTGTGCTGAAAAGATTAGTAGCACTACGTTTTGATGGGCTATTAGAAGAAGGACTTCATGATTGGATGCACTTCTTAGGCACAAGTAAACTTGAATGGGCTTGTTTATTAACAGATATACAACGTGCAGTGCGTAAATATCATAATCCTAAATTTACTATATCCTTTGACTGTGCAAGTCCATTCTTAGCAAGTGCTAACGGTCAGATTTATATCCAGACAGAGATAGTAGACAAAGAGAAATGGGTATATCGTATGGTACCCAGTGTAGATGATAAGAAGTATGCCAAGGACACACGCAGATTTAAAGACGCTGTCATACAAGATAAGATCTTTGAAAACTTTACAGAGAGTCCAATTAGCCAACGTTGCACTATTAAAGATATTTGTATCTATGCGCCAGGCGATCTAAATAAGATCAACAAAGAAGGCAAGACCAGCTGGGACAGTTTTAGCTATGCTATACAGATGGGGCATAATGTTTGGAGCCATTTAACAGCAGTACAACAAGCCAATCGTGAATATGATCTTAATATACGTCCAGCCATGTTGAATTCTGAAACAGCAGACAAGAAGACCCCGAGGAACTATGGAGTTAACAATTTCCGTGACATAGTAGATATGATATTCGCACTTGACAACAGAGAAGATGCCTTGGCATTGATTGAATACTATAACAAGTATTGGATGGGTATCATTGGCACACGAGGTGCTATAGGTAAAAAAACTATGAACTCTAGCACTACGTTTAATGATTTATTTGCAACTGACGATCCCGTGGAAGAACACCATGTAGATGACAGCGGCTTAGATGAAACTAGACTAGATGAATTAGAACAAGATGTCTAAATTCTTTTGCCCTTTGCCTTGGATACATCAATTTATCCAAGCAGACGGAATTAAAATGTGTTGTAGTAGTGGTACTAAACTCAACCTAACTCCTACAGAATTTGCTAATTCTGATTACATAAAGGTAGTAAGAGAAACCATCACCAATGGTGATATACCTCCTGATTGCCAATCTTGTGTCCGTTTAGAAAATCAAGGATATAATAGCACCAGAACACTAGCACTGAATGATTGGGATTATAATATAGATACCGTTCCTACTCAGACAGAATATCTTGACCTAAGACATAGTAATCTATGTAACTTCAGTTGCAGGACCTGTGAGCCGGCATTTAGTAGCGAAATATCCAGAGAATTATCAGAACATGAAGAACTAAAAACATATTATAGTATTACGTCAAACATACACATGGAGAATACCTTAATAAGATCTGATTTAATTACTTTCCTTCCGACTGTAAAACGGATTAATTTTACCGGAGGAGAACCATTATTAATTAAAGAAAATATTAGTGTATTTGAAGAATTGATTGCATTAGGTAATACCGATTGTGAAATATTAATCACTACCAATGGTTCAGTTATTAATAATAAAATATTAAAATTGGTTAAAAAATTCAATAATGTGCATTGGACTATAAGTATCGACGGGGTTGGATCTACTGCTGAATATGTACGAAATGGTACTAAGTGGGAAAAATTACAAGATAACATCGATCAAATATTATTATTAGGCCACAGTGTTGCATTTAATACTGTATTGAGTGCGTATAGCGTTTTAGATTTAAGTAATTTGGCAAGATTTTTTAAGACGCAGAAAGAAAAATTTCCTAACCAACCATTAGAGATATGGTGTGCAATTTGCGATACTCCTAATTTCTTACATCCACAAGTGCTTACTAAAAAATTAAAAGATAAGGCACTTATAGAAATCCATCAAACGTTATTGATACTAACAGATATAGAAAAAACAGTTCATATTAGTAGCTTAGGAACATTAAATTCATTGCAAAAAAATCTAAATGATAGTATAATAAACGAAACACTATCAACTAAATTTATAGAATACACATCGACTATGGATAAAATAAGAAATCAAAATTTTAATCAGACATTTGAAATAGATTTATTATCATAAAGGGGTGAGATATGAATAAAGAAAAGTTACAACATCACTTAACCCATTTAGAAGAACGCCATACAGCATTAGAAAAGAAAATCAAAGATGGCTACAGTCATTACCTAGATGACATGCATCTCGGCAAAATTAAACACGAGAAATTAGGTATCAAGCGTGATATTGAAGACACTAAAAAGAAATTGGCAGAATACGATGAAGCGTGATTATACTGATGGCGTAAAAGAAGATATAACATACTTTACAGGCGTGGAGATTGAACGGACTCCTGCTTACGGAATGATGACATTGTTTGTAGTAGGTGTACAACCTGCAGAAGAAATCATCGCACTAGCCAAAGAAAAAGATTGTAGGCACATTTATTTTGGTGCTAATCAAAGTTTTCCCAAGTTAGACACAGATGATGCTGATGGGTGGCGTCCATGGGAACGTATGATTGATCAATGCTTGACCGCAGATCTTTGGTGTACCCTAGACTTTGACGTTGCAGTAGTACAAGGTGTGCTAGAGTGTACATTTATTGGACATCGCAGATTTATTCCACAAATTTCGGTAAAATTACCCTACTTGACACAGCTGGGATATAATGCTACAATTAAGCTAGACGACTTAGATTTTGAGCACTCGAATCCAGGTGTGTGGTGCCACCGTTTGAGAGATTTAACTACAACAGAAGCATTTACTGACTGGGATCAGTATGCTAAAGATGAGATAATCAAATGATATTAGAAGAACGTGAAAAGATAGATAGAGTAATTAAAGCCAGCCAAAAGAAAATATGGGTTACTTTCCAGCGTGAAGGTATCCATTGCTTTCCAGCAGCGGCTACAGAAGCTAACCTAGCTGACGTTAGTTTTCTAGCACATCCGCATCGTCATATATTTCATTTTAAGATAAGTATTGATGTATTCCACGATGACCGTGAACTAGAGTTTATACAATTTAAACGTTGGTTGGAATCATTATATGTAAATACAGTATTACAACTAGATTATAAAAGTTGTGAGATGATCGCAGATGATTTGTATACACAGATCGCTGCCAAATATCCCAATCGTGATGTTTGGATAGAAGTATCCGAAGATGGCGAAAATGGGTGTTACGTTGAGTATAATCATACTCGTCCATATCAATCTGTGTCCGTATAGGAGAGTAAAATGGCACAAGAACCTCGTCGATATAACATGAAATCAGAAGTGCGTCAGATCTTCCAAGATCTAGAGGCTTGGTTAAACTACTGTCGTTTCCGTATGATCAGGTATGACCCAGCAGATCTTTATCGTTCAGTTGAATACAAAGAATGGCAAGAGCGTCGTAAGAAACGTCAGCAGTGGCAGGTCCGTAACGGTGTTGTCCGCAATTACAACAACAGAAGACAATAATGGCTGTATTCCTAGTTGATCTAGAAGCAGTTGAAACAAGGTACACGGGTCAATGGAAGACCCATGTGCCTAATCTATTAAAGGAGAACGGACATGATGTTACCGTCATCAGTGGACCCACTGATATTCCAAGTGCTACTACCCCTGGCGCTTTTCTTAATTTTGGTGGCACTAATGTCTACAAAGCATGTCAAGTTGAAACTATCGGACGGTTGTTTTGTGATGGTAGAGTTATCTCTGGTGATCACTTTCTTTTTACTGACGCATGGCATCCTGGCATCATTAATCTAAAATACATGTCAGAGCTGTTAGGCATTCCAGTAAAGATACATGCCTTATGGCATGCTGGTAGTTATGATCCGCAAGACTTCCTGGGTAGATTGATCGGTGATGCTCCTTGGGTCAGACATGCAGAGAAAAGTTTCTTCTACGCTATAGATCATAACTACTTTGCTACAGAATTCCATATAGATATATTTGAAAAAAATCTATTGGGATTAGCCACAGGTTACGATCAGATCAAACCTAATCACGTAGTCCGCACAGGTTGGCCAATGGAGTATATGGAGAATGTATTACTTCCATATAAAAACTTACCTAAGCGTGATCTAATATTATTCCCACATCGTCTAGCACCTGAGAAACAAGTAGAAATATTCCGTGATCTTGCGGAGTCAATGCCCGAGTATGAATGGATTGTCTGTCAAGATCGGACTCTGACTAAAGAAGAATATCATCAGCTGTTGGGTCAGGCCAAGATTGTGTTTAGTGCGAACCTACAAGAAACATTGGGTATCAGCTGTTATGAAGGTACATTGGTAAATGCTATACCAATAGTTCCAGATCGTTTGAGTTATACAGAAATGTATTCAAGCATATTCAAGTATCCTAGTGAATATACAGAATCATGGGACAGTTACCAAGCATATAAATCTGAACTTATGGATGTGATACACTATCATATAGAAAACTATCCAAGCACTTTGCGTATACTTAGGGCACAAGCAGAAAGTCTGCACACCAACTTCTTTAGCGCAACTAATCTATTAAAAAATATCAAATGACATTTGATAAGATCTACGAGTTTGAATCTGCACTAGCCAAGTTCACCGGTGCACCATATGCAGTCATGACTGACTGCTGTACGCATGCCATTGAACTATGCTTGCGCTATGATAAGATTGAACGGGTATCATTTCCAGCACATACCTATCTCAGTATCCCAATGACCATGCACAAGCTAGGCATCGTATACAACTACAGTGATAAACTGTGGACTGGTGAATATCAGTTTATAGGTACACGAGTTTGGGACAGTGCTAGATTATTAAAACAAAATATGTATCGTGAGGGGCAATTACAGTGTTTAAGTTTTGGCTACGGTAAACCACTTGAGATCGGACGCGGTGGAGCCATACTCACAGATGATATAGAAGTATATAAAGTACTCAAACATCAATGCTATGATGGCCGTGATCTAAGTATAACTCCTTGGGAAGACCAAAAGGTATTTAATATTGGATATCATTATAAACCTACGATCGAAGAAGCAGTAAAAGGATTAGAAAAATTAGATACAGTTGATCAAACGCCTAAATATTTTGAATACCCAGACTTACGTGAAATTATTATCAAATAACATTGACAACGATCTAAATACCTTATATAATATTAACATATCCCAATCCACTGGGTTAACATCGGAGACTGAAATTGAGTGATAAAACAATCAGCGAACGAATTCTCGAACGCATACACGCAACTAATACTAGATATTGGGCTGGTGATAATATATCAGCGCATATCTTAGATAGCGAACGTGCAGAATTAGTAGATGAACTAACTGAGAAATTTGAAGGTGTCCTTGACAGTCTGTTGATTGACAGACAAACAGATCCAAATAGTCAAGGTACAGCACATAGACTAGCAAAAATGTACATCTATGAGATCATGGCAGGACGCTATGATCCAGCACCAGATGCTACAGCTTTTCCAAATGATTCGGAGGACCGTTATGAAGGTATGCTCGTGGTTAGAAGTGAGCTTCGCAGTATGTGTAGTCATCATCATCAGCCTGTCGCTGGTGTTGCCTATATTGGGATTATCGCCGCACAAAAACTTATTGGTCTTAGCAAGTATACTCGTATTGCTCAATGGTGTAGTCGTCGTGGTACGCTACAAGAAGAACTTGCTAATGACATCGCCCGTGAAATAATGAAAGCCACAGGTAGTGATAATGTTGCTGTATATATTCAAGCCACTCACGGTTGCTGTGAGAATCGTGGTATCATGGCACACAGTAGTCTAACACAGACTACAGTGTTAAAAGGCGCATTCAAAGAAGATGGTAATACTAAGAAAGAATTCTTTGATAATATTAAATTACAACAGGAGTTTGCCCCAAGATGATTGATTTAAAAGCAGAAGCATTATACTATTTTTATCTATTTTCAACAAAGAATCTACATGCATTAGAAAAATTATTTGCAGATAATTGTGTCTTGCGTGATTGGGAAAACAACGCAGAAGGCAAAGACGATGTGTTATCGGTGTATGGAAAAATTTTTAACGGCGTGACTTCTATAGCAGTAACACCAGCCGCATTATATCAAGATGGCTATACCGTGTTAGCCGAACTACTAATCACTATCGATGGTAAAGAACAGATATTAGTTACTGATGTTATCACCTTTAATGAAATTGCTAAAATTTCTAGTGTACGTGCATACAAAGGATAATTTATGCGTTGGTTAAAACGTAAAATCTGTGGTTGGTTGGGTGTAGAACGCTTTGATGATTGGGGAACTCTTGACGATGATCGAAGGGACATTGTATCTATTAAATGTCGCAATGATTCACCTAATTTCTTTGATCGTAATCCAGAAACTAACTTCCGTATCTACAATGCCACAGGTGGTATCATCCTTGAAGTAGGACGTTGGGATAAAGCTCGCAGTGAGTGGACTACTAACATGCACATCATACACGAAGATGATGAACATAAAACAGATGCTATCGCTAAGATCATGACCATGGAGTTGATGAGATGAAAAAATTATACGTTAGTGATCAACAGATCCAAGAATATGTAAATCAGATCAGTTTTAAAATGTACAAGGACGATTGGCGCCCAGACTATATCGTGGGACTAACCAGAGGTGGATTAATTCCTGCTGTGTATATGAGCCATACATTAGATATTCCAATGGAAACATTGAAAGTAGCCCTACGTGATGGTTCAGGTGGTGAAAGCAATGGATGGATGGCAGAAGATGCCTTTGGCTATATAGATGCTAGTGCTGTGCCTAGACCTAAAGGTGAGCCAACCAGCGATCCCGCGCTACGTAAAAACATCTTAATATTAGATGACATCAATGACACAGGTGCTACACTTGATTGGATTATCCAAGATTGGCAAGCAGGTAATTTGCCCAACGATCCAGCCTGGGTAGACATCTGGGGTAATAATGTTCGTTTTGCTGTATTATTTGATAACCTAAGCAGCAAGTTTAGTCGCAAGGTCGACTACAGTGCTATAGAGATAAACAAAGCCGAAGAAGATGTTTGGATCGTTTATCCGTGGGAACGCTGATTGACAACGTTCAAAAAGTCTAGTATAATATCATTATGAAACTAAAAGTATCCGAAATATTTTATTCAGCACAAGGTGAAGGACGCTTTATTGGTGTGCCTAGTGTGTTCTTAAGGACCTTCGGCTGTAACTTTACCTGTGGTGGTTTTGGCATGACAGATCGCACACAGATGAGCACTGAACGCGAGTTCATTGATCCAACAAAATATCGTATATATGAAGAACTTCCATTAGTCACAACAGGCTGTGACAGTTATGCGAGTTGGGATCCAAAGTTCAAACATCTTAGTCCCTTGTTAGAAATTGATGCTGTAGTAAAACGTATGCTGGATCTGGTACCTAGCAACAGTTGGATCATGCCCAATGGTAATGACACACATTTGGTTATCACAGGTGGTGAACCGTTACTAGGTTGGCAACGTGCTTATCCAGAATTATTAAGCCATAAGAATATGTATAATCTTAAGAACTTAACATTCGAAACAAATGGTACTCAAGAACTACATGAAGACTTTGCCAAGTATCTAAAATTATGGAATCGTGGCAGTCGTGAGATTACATTCTCAGTTAGTGCTAAACTATCAGCAAGTGGTGAGAAGTGGGCTGATGCAGTTAAACCTGAGATAGTTAAGAGCTATGAAAAGGTTGGCACAACTTATCTTAAATTCGTAGTTGAGAATCCCAAAGATTTTGACGAAGTGGATCGTGCAGTATCAGAATACCGTAAAGCCAAGTTCAAAGGTGTTATATACATTATGCCAGTAGGCGGCGTGGTTAAAGTCTATGATGGTAATAAATTTAATGTAGCTGATGAGGCTATGCGTCGTGGTTATTATTACAGCCCAAGATTACATGTTGATCTTTGGGGTAATAGTTGGGGAAAATGATAACAGTTTATATTGATAAAAATAAATGGAGTGAAATAACCATTTGGTGTTTAGATTATTTTGGGCCTGACAATTGGGCATTCCATGACGGACCATGTAGAATTGAATTTAATAATGAGTACGATAGAGTGCTATTTGCACTAAAATGGGGAGTTTAATGAGTTATCTATTTACAAGTGAAAGTGTCAGTGAAGGACATCCAGATAAGGTAGCAGACGCTATCAGTGATGCAGTATTAGATCTAATGATGCGTGAAGGCAATAAGGCCTATCGGTGTGCTTGCGAAACATTAGTAACTACGAATCAAGTCATCCTAGCTGGTGAATACAAAGGTATTTACAATCATCTAGAAGTTGAAAATGCTGTGCGTCGTGTTATCCGCGATATTGGCTATGAGCAAACGGGGTTCCATTGGGAAAATGTTGACATCAAGAACTATATGCACGGTCAATCAGCAGACATTGCCTTAGGCACTGACACGTTTGGTGCTGGTGACCAAGGACTTATGTTTGGATATGCTATCAACGAAACGCCAGATCTCATGCCCAGTGCTATTTACTACAGTCACAAAATTGTCGAACGGTTAACAGCAGTTCGCAAGAGTGGAGTGGTATGGTTAGGTCCCGATACCAAGTCACAGGTTACCATGGAATATAATGATGATGGCACTGTTAGTCGTATCGCTAAGATAGTGTGTTCAACGCAACACTCAGCTGATATAGATATCGACGATTTACGTGAGCAGGTTAAAACTATCATTGATACAGTATTGCCGCCAAATTTAATAGATGCCAATACAGAATATCTCATCAATCCAACTGGCAGATTTGTCATTGGTGGCCCAGATGGCGACACTGGATTGACAGGACGTAAGATCATTGTCGATACATATGGTGGTTATAGTCCACACGGTGGTGGCGCATTCTCTGGCAAGGATCCTACTAAGGTGGATCGTAGTGCGGCTTATATGGCTAGGTATCTAGCTAAGAATATCGTAGCCACGCAAGGCGCACATAAAGCAACAGTGCAGATCAGTTATGCTATTGGTGTTAAAGAACCCACCAGCTTGTTTGTTAAGACAAACAAGGGTATCGAGTTTGATAACACTATTACTCAGTGGATACGTGAGAATGTTGATCTGACACCAGCAGGCATCATAAATAGATTTGAGCTGTTCCGCCCTATCTACAGTTCCACAACTAACTATGGTCACTTTGGTAAAGCAAACTTACCATGGGAAACCGTAGATTTATTCAAGGATTAGTATGATAAAGAAATTAATCAATAGTTTATTTGGTACTAAACCAGAAGCGCCAGTTATCAAGAGTCAAAAAGCCAAAAAAACTCCAAAAGAGATTGCCACAGAAGCAGGTGAGCCTTGGGTAGAAGTTATCGGTATGGAGCTTGATAAAGATAATCCAGGTGCAGGTAGTTTTGAATTGGATTGGAATGACAAATTTGTAGCTAATTTGATCCGTGCTGGTTATCAAGGCAAAACAGATCAAGATCTGGTAGACAATTGGTTTCGTAGTGTTTGCCAAAATGTAGTTATGGAAAACTATGAACAAGAAATGGCCGATCCAGATAAACGAGCAAGTAACCGTAAAGATTTAGGTAACGGTAGAACGGAAATAAGTTGATCCTATATGTAAATGGTGACAGTCATTCAGCCGGTGCTGAAGCAGTAAATTCATTTGCATTTGCTAATGATGATCCACAATACAAATATCTAGGTAGATCATCACATCCCGATAACTTATACGTTAGCTATGGTAATATTCTAGCAAAAAATCTCTCAGCTGAATTATATTGTGATGCCGAAAGCGCCAGCAGTAATGATCGTATCATTCGCACTACAAGACACTATCTTAGAAATAATCAACCAGATTTAATAATAATTGGATGGAGTACCTGGGAACGTGAAGAATGGTTATATGAAGGACAATATTGGCAGATTAACGCAGGCGGTTTTGGCAATGATTGGCCGGATGCTATTAAAAAACAGTACAAGCATTGGGTTAATAATATAGATCATAGGCAAAAAGCACAAGAAGCTCAAGAAAAAATTTGGGCACTACATCAAGAATTAGCAAGCATTCCACATTTATTCTTTAACAGCTATTCGGCATTAAAATCTACTGAACATCTCAATTGGGGATACAATTACCTAAACCCATATGATGAAAATCAAACTTATTATCATTGGTTAAAAGATCAAGGGTATCATACGGTAAATACAGGCAATTATCATTATGGATCCGATGCACATTTGGTTTGGGCAAACCATTTGACAAACGTCATAAATGAAAGTATAATTACTAAATGAGATATCTATTAGTAGACACAGCAAACACATTCTTTAGGGCAAGACATTCAGCACATCGCCAAAGTGATACTTGGGATAAACTGGGTTTTGCCATACACGTAACCCTAGCTTCAGTAAACAAATCATGGCGTGATCAACGAGCAGATCATGTTATCTTTTGTAATGAAGGTCGCAGTTGGCGCAAGGACTTTTATGAGCCCTATAAGAAAAATCGCAGTGTTGCCCGTGCCGCACTAACAGAAAGCGAAGCGGAAGAAGATCGTCTATTTTGGGAGACGTTCGATGCGCTCAAAACATTCATCGCTGATAAAACAAACTGCACAGTTCTGCAACATCCTGAGCTTGAAGCAGATGATCTTATCTCTGGATTCATCCAAGCTCATCCCGACGATCATCACACTATTGTTAGTAGCGACACTGATTTCTATCAGCTACTTAGTGATAATGTTAATCAATATAACGGGATAAGCGATGAGCTCCATACACTAAAAGGTATCTTTGATAAGAAGGGTAAACCTGTCTTAGATAAGAAAACTAAAGAACCTAAAAAGATTCCCGATCCTAAGTTTATACTTTTTGAAAAGTGTATGCGTGGTGATCCTACAGACAATGTATTTTCCGCATTTCCAGGCGTGCGCACCAAAGGCAGTAAAAACAAAGTAGGGCTTGAAGAAGCCTACAGTGACAAAGATAAGAAAGGTTATAATTGGAACAACATGATGCTACAGCGTTGGGTTGATCACAATGGTGTAGAACATCGTGTGTTAGATGACTATGAACGTAATCGTATCTTAGTTGATCTAACAGCACAACCAGATGCAATTAAAGTTAAAATAGCAGAAACAATCGCCAATGGACAAGTAGCTAAAAATCAACCAATGGTTGGTGCACAGTTCTTGAAGTTCTGTGGCAAATATGATCTTGTCAAACTAAGTGAGAATGCTAGTAGCATGGCTGATTGGCTATGTGCTAGTTACCCGCAGAAAGAATTGATTTGAAAAGACTGTTTACCTTTGGATGTAGTTTTACTCAATATGAGTGGCCAACTTGGGCTGATATACTAGGTCAAGAATTTGATTTTTATGAAAATTGGGGAAGAAGTGGTGGTGGGAATCATTTTATTTTTAATTCATTAAATGAATGCATCATTAGAAATAAACTAGGAAAAAATGACACAGTAGTTATTATGTGGACAAATATCTATCGAGAAGATAGATATGCAAAAAATCAATGGATAACTCCAGGTAGTATATATAGTCAACCACAAGAATTTCTTGATAAATTTTTTGTAAAAAAACATTCAGATGATCGCGGTTATCTAATTCGAGATCTTGCGTTTATACATGCATCTAAAAAAATACTAGATCAGATTAGTGCAAAATATATTTTTTTATCAATGGTTCCTATTAGTAATATTGACCAATACAGTCCAGTTAAAGCAACTAACGTTGCTGATGTTATTTATTTATATAAAGAAACTATCGATTTTATTCGCCCTAGCATTTATGAAACTATTTTTAACTGTGATTGGACTAGTAAACCATTTAGCAGTAATGAACTATTTGACAATGGTATCTTAGATGATCATGTTAAAAATATGTATAACACCCATCGTGGAACAGACTGGCCGTTATATGAAGACTATGTTTTAAAAAGATCTTCTACCATACCAATATCTATTTTGAATGATATTGATCGAAAAATGAATAAGCTATATACTCGATTTGATTTACACCCAACCCCAATAGAACATTTAGCATATTTAGATTTAGTATTATCAGAAATTCCTATTAGCGAAAATACAAGAAACTGGACAAAAGAAATTGATAAAAATGTAAGATTAAAAATCAACTTAGATACATTATGGAAAGAAAATAATCGCTTTCCTAATAGACTATGATAACCACAGATAAATTTTTAGCTCTCGATTTAGAGCTCAATCAGCCATCTGGTAAAATTATACAGGTTGGTGTAGCCATAGGTGATAAGAATACACGGTTTGAAGACTACGTTGTCCGTAAATGGTATATAGATCCGCAAGAGCCTATCAGTGAATTCATCAATGACCTCACAGGTATAACTGATAGTGACATACGTGCAGAAGCATATAGCCATGAACATGTTGCCCGTGAGCTCAGTGAGTTAATTAAAGAACATAAGGTCTTTATTAACCCAGTGACCTGGGGTGGTGGTGATAGTGTAGAATTATTGGCAGAATTCTGTAAAAACCATGCTGATTTTCCGCATTTTGGCCGTCGTTGGATAGATGTTAAGACTTGGTATACATACTTGATGCTTACACGTGGTAAAGCACCTAGTGGTGGATTGAGTTCAGCTATGGGCTCGTTCAAACTACAGTTCAAAGGTAAAGCACACCGTGCGGATGTTGATGCGGCTAATACCCTAGCATTGTTTTTCAAACTGTTAGAACGCCAAGCACAGTTAGAAAGTATATTGGATAGTGCAAAAAACATTTGACTTCTATCAAAAACCTAAATATAATATAGTATGACTAAAGAATTAGAAAGATTAGCCGAACAAGCAGGATTGCCCGTAACAGACGCTCTTGAACATTTCTATCGTCTAGTTGGTGAACGCTGTGCTGACATGTGTGGTAGCCAAGGTGATCAAAAGAACATACGGCGCCATTTTGGATTAGAATACTATGATGGTCCTAGCCATTATCAGAGTAAAAGACATCAGGAAACACAGTATGACTGGAGTAAACATTACGTTGAGGAAAAGAAATAAATGGCACATATAATTGATAAAACGTTTGAATTCTGTTATGGACACAGAGTTTGGACACAGAAACTAAACGGTGAATATGCTGCAGACTTAAAGTGTGCTTGTCGTCACCTACATGGACATGAAGGCAAACTACAGGTTTATCTACGTAGCCCAACTGGTCAATTAGATCCAACTGGTATGGTAACTGACTTCCGTCATCTTGAATGGTTAAAGAAATGGATCAATGAATATATCGATCATCAGTTCGTGTTAGATCGTAGCGATCCTTTGTATGGTCAAATCATTGGTGATCGTAAACTAATTCCAGTGTACATTCCAGACACAGACAAAGTAGCAGGATTTAACATCTACTTGGGTGATTTAGAACCCAACACACCAGAATATGAATACTATGAAGGATTCTTGATAGTAGATTTCGTACCAACTAGTGAAAACTTATCCAGCTGGATGGCGGACCTAGTGGATGTGAAAATGCAGAAACTTAATGTAACTGTTGACCACATTGACTGGTGGGAGACTCCTAAGAGCCGTAGCGTATATTACAGATGACATTGACTGTATTCCTATTATTAGCATTATTTGGCATCAAGCATTTCATCGCCGATTTCGTCATGCAGTATGATTACATGATCCGTGACAAAGGCATCTATGGTGCCGAAGGCGGTTTACATCATGCGGCTACTCATGCTTGTTGGACATTCTTGATCCTGATACCTTTTATCCGTAGTCCCGAACAACTGTTGATATTGCCATTGGTAGATTTCATCGCACATTATCATATCGATTGGGTCAAACAACAAGTCAACCAAGGATATACCTACAGTGATCGTATGTGGTGGGTATGGCTAGGTGTTGATCAAGCTCTGCACTATTTAACTTATGTAGGAATCATCTATTATGTCACTGTTAGCTAAAGCCATAGTTAAAAATAAATGTTGGATCGTTGAAGATAGAGGTATCCAGATTGGAACCATCCTAGCCAACCCTAAAGGTGTTGTTTATCAGCACGATCAGACTCGTGAGCAATTTGCCAGTTTAAAATTATGCAGTGACAAGTATAACATCATAGTAGACAAGACCCCGCCTAAGCGTGTGATCACTGAAAGCAACAGTGTTTATGGATTTCCTTGTGAATACAAAGCCAACAATGTCCTATGGGATGTCAAACACAAACTGCCTATCTTCACCAAAGGTACAAAAAGCAAGAGTTTTTTCTGTGCAGGCTACTATATCGTCAAATTCAACAACGGTTGGGTAAAATCATATTGTCCTAAACTAATCACACTTAATCGCTATCCCTATGCTGGACCGTACGAGACTGTAGAAGAAATGCAAGAACGCCTTAGGATAGCAAATGGAGCACTATTTGGAACAACAATTAAGCCTGCATCTGAAGAAATTTAATGACCGCGTCAAGGTTATGAATCAGACCAATGCCAAAGACCTATCGCTGTCGGCTGCCGAAGCACGTCAACTACAAGCCGACATCTTTGATCTATTGATCAAAATCAATGGGCTAATAGAGATTAAACAACAGGCCGCCGCAGAACCCACAGTACAGGTTGAATTACGTGGTAGTGGATTCTAATAATATACTCACATTATGAGATAAATAATATGTGGAGAAACACATATTATGAGTCGACCAAAACCCAATGTGCTATTAGAGCACGTGAACAAGTCCAGCTACAAAAGCGATCAGATCCTCAGCAGTGAAGGTATCTGGGCAGTTTTTTACGACGGCCAGCCTATTAATCTCAAAACGCAGAATATCCTAGTAGCTTACCCTGGACCTAAATACAAAAAAGTATCATTCAGTAATCCTGGACACGCTATCAATCTAGCTAAAAAACTCAACATCTTATTCAAAAGTGACAAGTTTAGTGTTGTCCTACTCAAAGCTGGCGATCAGATCTATCCTTAATCATGGCAAAACGCACTGCTGAATCATTGCAGAATGTATGGCAGAACAAGTTCCAAGAACATACCCTAAATCCTTTTACCGCAGATCCCAAACTTGGCATACGCTATCAACGTTTTGACAATCCGGCAAGTTGGTGGCATAATCCTCTTAATCCAGATAGTCTACGCTTGACCCGTCCAGCGTTTAACATGCTGAATAAAAATAAAGAAATTAAGAATTGGCAGTTTAAACTGCCTACAGAATTAGTTAATCGTAGTTATATCCAATTAGAAAAACACTTTACTAGCCCATACTACATATCTGGTCCAAAATCCATCTACGTGTTTAGTGAACAGGACTCAATCATGCTAGCCTTACATGGATCAAATCTACAGCAATATCTTGACAATCTAGCCAGTTGATGCTATACTAGTTTTATGTTTGAATATATCGCCGCTCTAGTAGGCATGCATGAAACCGACAAGATTCTCATGGCAGAAGCACAGGCTAAAGAAACCAACAAACCTGCGATAGTCCAAATGGCCACACCTGATCTCTCAGCACCCTGTAATTATAGGGATCCCAAGAAAATCCGAGAGTGCCTAACCGCAAAATTTAAACTCTATGATAAAACGCCCGATCCCCACGCAGATATGTGGGACAAAGACTGGATTAATAAGCCCTAAAATGCACTGAAAAAGTGCATTTTTTTTGGCTATTTTTCACTGATTTTGGTTGACTTTTTGGTAAAATGACTGTATAATGTTTACATACAATAAGAAAACGGAGCAATAAATGACAACGAAAACAACAGATTTACAGTGGGAAATACAAGCCTACGGTATGACAAAAGAAGAGTTAAACCGTATGGTAAAAACACAGGCTTTTCCAGGTCAAGAACTTATGTTTGCCGCAGGTATGTTAAGTGATGCCCAACAGGTTTTAGACCCAGAGTTTAATGCTGATGGTTGGGTAAGTCCAGACGTTGCTAATCAAGCACGTCAATATATCAACTGTGCCAAGGCCATCATGTTTGATGTCATGGACCCATCACGTCGTGGTGTAATGAAGGAGACTGTATAATGTTGACTCAATTAGATCAACTGTTAGATGCTATCAAAGCCGACTACGGTCGTTGGAGCAAGAACTTGACATCACCTCGCCAAGAGATGATCGATGAGTTTAATGCTCGCATCCGTGTCACCGAGGGTAAGAAGTATATCAAGGTTATCCAAGGTACCAGCGTGTGGGGTTTCATTGTCAAGGAAGATGGTGGTAAGTTTCGCAAAGGCGACATCCTTAAGGCCGCAGGGTGGAATGCTCCTGCAATGAATCAAGCCCGTGGTAACATCCTAGACGGTGGTTACACTATCCAATGGACAGGTCCACTTTACTTAAGATAATGGATAAATTCATCTACTTCGCAACCGTGCCCAAAGACATCCAACTGCTTTTGGCACAGCACGAGAGTCCCAAATCCGAAACTAGCATTTGGAAATGGATCCCAATGGAATATTTGGACCGTGTAGGAGAGGCTCTCAAATCAGTTGGCCGATTCCGTGTGGTCTATCGTGGTCCACGATTCTATCGCTGGCGTGCTTCAACTAACAAAAAGGACGCCGTGGCTTTCACGGTATATGAACTATGACACCACAAGAACAAGAAATCATTGACGCTATCTGGGGCGAGGATGCCAACGACGTAGATCGTGCTGAAGCTACCCTGGTAGTAGAAGGTATCTTTGCCATGGCGGATATTATGAAGGCCCGTATGGAAGAGGGTAAGATCGCAGTGGTTCCTTTATCAGATTACCTACATTAAAAGCAACTTGACAAATACCATTTTTGGTGCTATAATAGTTTTACACAGTTAAAAAATAGAAAGGGTTAAAAATGGCAGTTACAGAAAATCGCACCGTGACATCAGAAGAGGCTCGCGTAGCATTGGTCCAATGTTTTAACAAAAAACGTCCAGTTTTCCTTTGGGGTCCTCCAGGCATCGGTAAGTCAGAACTTGTAGAAAGCATCACCAACGAAATGGGTGGCTACATGATTGACCTACGCCTTGGACAAATGGACCCAACAGATATCCGTGGTATTCCTTTTTACAATAAAGATTTAGGTTTAATGGATTGGGCACCCCCAATTGATTTGCCTAGTGAAGAGCTAGCCAGCAAGTATCCAGTTATCGTATTATTCTTTGATGAGATGAATAGTGCCGCACCTAGCGTACAGGCCGCGGCTTATCAATTGATTCTTAACCGTCGTGTTGGTAAGTATCGTCTTCCAGACAATGTTGTTATGGTTGCCGCTGGTAACCGTGAAGGTGACAAGGGTGTGACATTTAAGATGCCTAGCCCACTAAGTAATCGTTTCGTGCATTTAGAAATGCGTCCAGACTTTGATGCTTGGCAAAAATGGGCAGTGCTCAACAACATACACAAAGACGTCGTTGGTTATGTGTCGTTCGCCAAACAGGACCTGTTTGATTTTGATCCTAAATCATCAAGTCGTGCGTTCGCAACACCTCGTTCGTGGACTTTCGTCAGCCAATTGCTAGAAGATAACCTACCAACAGCAACAGAAACTGATTTGGTAGCCGGCACAGTTGGCGAAGGTACCGCAGTAAAATTCATGGCACATAGGAAAATAGCAGGCCAAATGCCTAACCCAAGAGACATCTTAGATGGCAAGGTCAAAGACCTTAAGGTCAAAGAGATCTCAGCTATGTATTCTTTAACTGTGTCTATGTGCTATGAACTAAAAGACCTTAACACTAACAAGAAGGATAGTGTTAATCAAGAACAATGGCATGAAAAAGTAGATAACTTCTTCAAATTTATGATGGAGAACTTCACTACTGAGCTCACTGTCATGGGTGCTCGTGTAGCGTTAACCGTCTACAACTTGCCGTTCGTTCCAGGTAAGCTCAAAACATTTGATGAATTCCATAAACGTTTTGGCAAGTATATCGTCCAGGCTGTGGCGTAATGGCTAAAACCAATCCAAAAGGCACTACAACTACTAAAGCTAAGAACTATGTGGGCATAAAAACCAAACCCGATGTAGATGCCTTAGTCAGAGAAAAACTAGTAACAGCTCGTATTGCCCTACTACTTAAAGCACCTTTCTTTGGTAACCTAGCAACTAGGCTACAGTTAATCAATGCTGACGATTGGTGTCCAACTGCCGCAACTGACGGACGTAAGTTCTACTATAACAGCGAATTCCTTAAGAAAATGCCAGCTAAACAGTTGGAATTCTTGATGGGTCATGAGGTATTGCACTGTGTCTATGATCACATGGGACGCCGTGGTGAACGTGATCCCCAACTATGGAATATCGCTGACGACTATTGTGTAAACCAGGACTTGCTAGATCAACGTATTGGTGAGAAGATTCCAGTTGGATTATATGACAGCAAGTATCGTGGCTGGTCAGCTGAAGAAGTCTATGATGATCTATACGAAAATGCTGAAAAAATCAACGTCGATGATCTCGTAGATCAACTATTAGATGAACATCTTGATCCTGATGGTGACGGGGATGGTGGAGCGGGCGAGGGCGAAGAAAAACAAGGCAAGAGTCGTCCTAAACTAAGTGAAGAAGAACGTAAACAGATACGCGATGAGATCAAAGAAGCTGTTATGACTGCGGCGCAGACTGTGGGTGCAGGTAATTTGCCTAGTGGTGTTAAGCGTATGATTAAGGATCTAACAGCACCACAACTAGATTGGCGTGCTCTATTACAGCAACAGATACAGAGCACACTACGCACTGATTATACTTGGGCTAGGGCTAGCCGCAAAGGTTGGGACATGGACGCCATCATGCCAGGTAGTGATTGGGACAAAGAGATCGATATCTGTGTAGCCATTGACACATCTGGTAGTATGAGTGATACCATGCTCAAAGATATCCTAAGTGAAGTCAAGGGTATCATGGAGAGCTATCAGAGTTTTAGACTACATTTATGGTCATTTGACACAGAAGTATACCCAGATGGTGCCAAGGTATTTACAGCAGATAATCTAGATGAGATCATGGATTGGGAACCCTTAGGTGGTGGAGGCACAGATTTTGAAGCTAACTGGGCTTGGATGCGTGCCAACGACATACAACCTAAGAAGTTCATCATGTTCACAGACGGTTATCCATTTGGATCATGGGGTGAACCTGACTACTGTGATACTATGTTTGTTATCCACGGTTCAACTACTATCGAAGCACCATTTGGTATCACTACCTACTATGAACTAAGCCGAGAACATGCTTAAACATGGTGAAGCTAATCCTCTTAACGTGCATCAATTGAGGCGTGTTAGTCACTGCCCTCCGCATTTTGAGCAAGTGGTATTTGAACCCTTTATAACAGAAAAACAAATCACAGACTGGCTTTATGAAAATCTAGAAGGACGTTTCTACGTGGGTAGTATAGACGTAGCACGCACTCCGGGCGGCAAGCCCATAGATCGTAACTTATTAGTTGCTTTTGAACTGCCCGCGGAAGCCAGCTACTTCAGTCTTACATTGCCAAGCATAAACACTATCTAAGAAATTTTTCCACCTCTCATCTAGCTGTTAAATAGATTTGTCCCCTAAGGAGAATTCGACAAATGGCTAAGAAAGAAACACAAGCGGCTGCACCTGCAGCTGAACAACCCGCTCAACAGGCACCAGGTCTTACCTTACAAGATCTAGTGTTAGTAGCACAAATTATCCAACTTACTTCACAACGCGGTGCGTTTAAAGCAGAAGAACTTGCAGATGTTGGTGGTTTGTATAACAAATTAGTAGTATTTCTACAAAGTACTGGCGCTATAGCACCTGCACCAGCACCAACACCAACAGAGGAAAAATAAGATGATCAAACACGTAGGCAAACACAATCAAAAGAGAGTTGCGATCGTATATAGAACAGTTCCAGATGAAGATCACATGGCGCTAATAGCATACGCAGATTCTATGCCAATGATGATACATGATGAAGTAATGAAAGTTATCGAAAGCGATATAGGACAACAGGCTAAAGAGTTAGCAGATGCACTATTCCGCACAACATTAGCTGATGGCACTAACTGCCTAACAACCTTACACAAAGGTGGTTGGCTGAAAAAGGTTCCTTGTAATCAAGTTATCGTTACCCCAACAGCTAAAAGTACTTGTCGTTTAGATGAACTAAACAACCTACTTAAGAAGATTGAAGAAGGTGGCGATGCAGCGGCTACACTAGCTGACATGGACGCCAATCGTGGTATCAAAGGTGTAGTTCAAGAAGGTCGTGAACTAGGACAACCAGCAAAGCCTTTCACTGGTACAACGTCAGCTGACGTAGCCGGTGCGTTAACTGATACTGATCTAGCAGAACAACGCACAGTCCAAGCTAATAAAATGGAAGCTGAAGCTAAGGCATTATTAGCAGAAGCAAAACGCTTAAAACAAGAAGCTACGCAGCTTTCACAACCTAAGGCTAAGAATGTCGGAAAAACCAAAAAAGCCACAGCGTAATAGCAAAAAAATCACGCTTAACGTAAGCAAACGTTGGAAAGACATAGTTGAGGGTGTTGATAAAAAAGAAGTTCCTATCAACATTCTACAACAGATTATCGTTAAGTTAATTGACGGTACCAATATATCGATCGATGTCAAACAACTATTAGCAGATGGTATGCCGGATAGTGAAATAGAAGAAATGCTTGATAGTAAATTCAATGAACTGGATGCTTATATCCAGAATGTAGATTTTCTTATCGACATCGAAAAAGTTGTAGACACTGTACAACCAGAAACAGACAAGGTACTCAAAGGTCTATGATATGTAGTATATTAGCCGCTACTAACATGGGTGGCATTGGTAATCGTGGTACTCTACCTTGGCCAAAACACTCACAAGATCTAGCTTGGTTCAAAGAACACACAGAAAATCAGATAGTAATCATGGGACGCAAGACCTGGGATGATCCATTGATGCCCAAACCATTACCCAATCGTATCAACTACGTAGTAAGTTCAACACATGTAGATCGCAAATATCAACATCTGGTACGTTGGATTCCTAGCAATCCTGTAGATAATATCAAACAGATCCAACGAGAGAATCCAAAAAATGATGTGTTTGTTATTGGTGGTAAACAGTTATACGAAGCCACTGAACCAATA